TAGCTTATCAAATATAATTATTTAACTTTATATAACCAAACATTTACCGGATCAGTTTTTATTTGATAGGGAAATTATATATTAGATTAGCTACCACACTAAAATTTTTCATCAAACTATCATAAAAGTGACCAATACCAGTATCTTGCCAAAAAATTATATCAGTTGATGATAAACAAGCATAGAATTAAGTAGCTCATATGATGACGAAAATAATTGAAATACCAATTATTTTAGTCAAAAACAAATTATTTTTCCATCATTTTTTTGGCCAAAATATTTTCCAGTAATCCGGCAGCATACCTGTCGTCAAGATTGTGAACTAGTCTAATGGGCTCATCTTCTCTAGCATGCACATTGGCACCATTTTCGACCAATAATTCTACCACTTTTATATTACCATATTTGCAAGCTAATATGAGTGGTTCATCTTCTCTGACATGCACATCGACACCATTTTTAATAAAAAAATCCACCACTTTCCAATGACCATACTCACAAGCTAGTCTGAGTGGTTCATCATCACCAGCATGTATGTTGGCACCATGTTGCAACAAAAATTTTACGATCTTTAATCGACCACACTTGCATGCTAATTTTAGTGGTTGGTCATCGTTAGTACGAATGTCAGCACCATATTCAACCAATATTTTAATTATATCTAAAGTGTATAGCCTGACACCTTCTTTGATGATAGCATTGTCATTGGCCAGAACATTGGCACCTGCGTTAATTAATAATCGGACCATTTTCGGTCGATTAAATGAACAAGCTGCTGCCAATGGACCATTATTTCTGGCATGAACATTGGCTCCATGATCTATCAATAATTGGGCTAGATACAAATATTGGCGAACACAAATTATTTGTAAGGCTTTATCATCTTCCACATGAATGTCAGCCCCATTTTCGACCAATAATTTGATAATGGCATGATTATTGGATTCGATTGCTTTTAGAAGACATTCAGGTCGTGCGCGGAGATTGGCTCCGTGTTTAATCAATAATTCCACAATTTGTGTTTGGTTGTAATGACAAGCTAATGCCAATGCATGTTCATTATAAACATGAATGTCCAGTCCCTTTTCAATTAAAAATTTGGCCAAAGCAGCGTATCCTTTTAAACAAATGATTCTCAATAAATCATAGTTTAGGGCTCGAACATTGGCTCCATTTTCCACTAAGAACTCAACCACATTCAAACAATTTTTTGAACAAGCCAACATCAACGGATAATCATTTTTCACATGAATATTGGCTCCTCTTTCGACAAGCCATTTAACCATATCCAAACATCCTTTTTCACAAGCCAATTGTAATGGACGATCATTGTCAACATGAATATCGTCTCCGTTTTCGATAAAAAATTTGGCAATTTCAAAATTTCCATGTTTACAGGCCAATAATAGAGGGCGATCCTCGCTGACATTAAGATTGACTCTCTTATCAAACAACCACTTGGCAACATTCAAGTGTCCATTCACACAAACCAATTTTAATGCACGATCATGATCGGCATGAATATTCGCTCCTTTGGAGACCAACCATTCAGCAATATTCAAATGTCCATTTTTGCAAGCCCTAATAAAGGCTTTGTCATTTTTGACATGAATATTAACTCCTTTATTAACTAACCATTTGACAATATTATAGTGTCCATTTTCACAAGCCTTAATTAGAGCTTGTCCATCATTGGCACTTAAATTAATTCCGTTGTCAACCAACCATTTGGCAATGTAAAAATGTCCGTTTTGACAACTTAACGTCAAGGGCAATTCATAATTCGTATGCAAATTTACTTTTCTTTCAACCAACCATTTGGCCATGTCAAAGTCTCCCTTTTCGAAGACCAACGTTAAAACTTCTTCTGTAAGACATTCTAGATTGGCTCCATTAGTAATCAATAATTTGACGAGGGTCAAATTTTTACCACTACAAGCCATCTTCAAGGCCAAATTTTCTTTGACACATACATTCACTCCTTTTCTGATAAAATATTCCACCATATCCAAATGACCGTCGCGGCAAGCATCAATAAAACTCATATTTATTTCACGTTCGACAATGTGCCAATAATTAACCACGATATTTTGGACCAGTTTCAAACAATTCATTTGGCAAGCAACAATGAATAATTGCAGTATTGATTTTTTGCCGCGCTGGAATGGTAAACATTGTTTAATCTGATCATAAATGGACATGGAATTAATTAAATATTTTGTTGATTTATCGAGCTGTCTCAGTTTGACCAATGTGACAATGTCCAGAAACTCGATGACCAAATATTTTAATTCGATAATGCCACAATCAAAAACATTGTTCATTTTTGATGTTTGGATTGGTGTTCAAAATATATTTTTCGAATGTATTTTAATTTGAGTTCCAGGTAATTTAGTTGGCTAAATTAACTGATTTGAAATCAATTTTTTCATACGTCAATGATTCCATAATGGATATAATATTACGTAATATTATACAAAAATAATGACCGTTCACTTAGGTTTCGATGATAAAATTGGAATTATGGATCCCGAAGGAATTCGTGAAAATCCATTGACTGGTAAACCATATTCTGATGAATATAAAAAATTGGCCAAAATATGGTCAGAATTTCCAACTTACTACAAAGCACACGAAATTTTGACCACTTTGGCAGACTATCCATTGACTTTCATTGTATCGGGAACCGGATCGGGCAAATCTGTTTTGATTCCCAAATTCGCTTTGCACTATACAAATTATCAAGGAAAAATAGCCATGACTTTGCCCAAACGTGTGGTTACATTATCGGCAGCCACTTTCTCGGCCAAGACTTTGGATGTGGAATTGGGTCGCGAGGTAGGTTATGTTTACAAAGGCTCCAAAAAAGAAATGTTGAATCCAGGAAATCGTATTATTTACATGACAGATGGTACTCTAATCATGAAATTTGTGACAGATCCTAGTCTTTCGGAGTATCAAGTGATTATCATTGATGAGGCCCATGAGCGAAAAGTGCAAATTGATTTGTTGTTGCTTTTTTTGAAAAATTTATTATTGTCGGGTAAGCGGCCTGACTTACGAGTCATTATCATGAGTGCCACCATTGATTCGGAAAAATATCAAAGATACTTCCATGGTATTCATAGCAAAGTTATTAACATTAGTGGCCAGCCAAATTATCCCATCACCACACATTTTTTGGATAGAATCTCTTATTCTTATATGATAGATGGACTCAATTTGATAGAAAAGTTAATTAATGATGGTGTCAAACAAGACATGCTGTTTTTCATCACAACTAGTAACGAAGCTCTGCAACTATGTCGGAGTATCAGGCCAAAATATCCCAAAGTTTATTGCATAGAAGTTTACGCTGACATGGACCAAAACTTGAAAATTTATGCAGAATCACGTGATAAATTTTTAGAATTGGGTAACTATGAGCAAAAATTAATTATGGCCACGAATGTGGCGGAATCATCTCTTACCATAGACGGTTTAAAATACGTGATTGACTCTGGATATGAATTGTATAGTTATTTCGATCCGGAAGCCTACGGACAAGTTTTGGAAAAGAGACTCATTACCAAAGCCCAGGCACTGCAACGTCGTGGACGTGTTGGCCGGACCGAGCCAGGTATTTGTTATCATTTGCTAACCGAAACTCAGTTTGATTTGTTGAATGACTATCCAGAACCTGACATTTTGAAACAAGACATTACCATGGATATTTTGAAAATTATTCAGTTGACCGATGATCAAACATTGACCTCTGCCCAACAAATGTTGGATCAGTTGATGGATCCTCCCAAACGTAGTTTCGTGGCGGTGGCCACGGATATTTTCCGGATGTACAAAATCGTTGACGATAATGGCAAACTAAATAAAATTGGTTATGACATTAGCAAATTTAGTGCGCTGCCTATTAATCGTGTTCTTTTCTTAATTTATGCTTACGACTTACATTGTGCGCGCGAAGCCAGTATTATTATAGCTATGATGGAAAAATTGAGTGGCAAACTTAGTAATTTATTTTTTAAATCAGATACCATTTGTCAATCAGGATGCAAAAAACCTGCCTCCAAGGATCTGATCAAAAAATTGGTCCAAAAACGTGGAGATCATTTGACTTATTTAAAAATTTACCAAGAATTTCAAAATGCCTCAGACCAAAAAGCTTTCGCCCGAAAATATGGCATTCGAATGGACACCATTAATGCCGCACATAAATTAGCCCAATCTTATTATTACAAAGTGATTTCCAGTCAAAAATCCCAATCACAAACCCAATCATCTCGCGTTATCAAGACGGACATCAAGAAAAACATCATAGAAGCTCTCAAACGAAGTCATCAACATCTCATTGCCAAAAACATGGTTCCTGTTTTTTCCCGGAAAGAAATTGAAGGTCAAATTAATAAAGATTCTGCAGTTTATTATCACTACAACCGAAAAGATTTGGTTAAAAAAAAATTTATTTATGATGAAATGACGAACATTAACAATAATTGGGAATTTAGTAATGTGACCATTATTTAAATGGTACAAGATTTAATTTTAATAAATTAGAATTAATTATCATGATATGATGTGATTTATGATACTAATTTTTCAATAATATGGTATAACCGTCCGGATTTCTCACCAATTTAGAATTTATTATAACTCACGACTGTGAATTATAATATACTCCAACGGTCGTTGAATTGTAATATATTCCACCGAGCGAATATCCAATTCAATTTTTTGTGTTCGGATAAATATAGTGATCTTTTGGGAAATTGTCTCAAGATAATTTAAGATTAATGAATTCACTCGTAATTCAATGGTATAATCAGAAAGTATATTCACCAGAAACCATTAACAAACGTATAGCTTTTGTCTCACGTAACATGAATTATCCATTTCCTTTATATGGTCGCGAGGAAGAAAAATTGGAGAAATACGCCAACAATAATAATATTTCAATGAGCGAACTTAAATCCATGCGGAACATTCTAAAAATTCAAAGAGACATATGTTCGGGTCATCGTCTGAAAACTAACCTGACTTTAATTCAAAATAATTTTCGGAAACTAGTATCGAAATCTCCTGATGATCCGAGTCATGGAAAGATCACAACTTTTATCAAACAGGCAAGAGTCGCTCTACCATCCCTCATTAAAATCATCAAAAATATGCCAGAATTTTCGGAATTGGATCCGGTCAATACTCGAATATTATTCATAATGCAGGAAAAAATGAATACGGCCAATGTTCAAATACATGAGAAAGCCGTGGCTTTTGAAGAATTATTGGCCCAGTATTTGACCAAATTGGATATTCCCTTTTTGACGGAAAAAAATTTACGTTTGGAAGATTATAGTGTAACCCCAGACATTTTGTTTGAAAGACCAATTATTTTGAAAGTTGGTGATCAATCTCACGTCATAAATTGGATAGACGCTAAAAATTATATTTTGATAAAAGTTTCATTTATTATGAAATCGTTGGCAAAACAGGCTGCCAAATATTATGATAAATTTGGATCGGGAGCATTTGTTTTTCATTTGGGTGTGGATGCCAGTATCACTATTCCAAATGTTGTTATTTTGGATGGTTCGTATTTGGACACAGTCAAAACATTACCATAATATAAACCTGCCTATTAACATTGAAAAATCATTTTCCTCCAACAAATTATATTAACTAATTACAATTAATATAATGGTTGTTCTTAAAGAACATCAACTGAAACCGATAGAATTTATGAAAAATCATAGGGGACTGATTCTGTATCACAGTACTGGTTCCGGAAAAACTTTGACTTCCATTTATGCTGTCTATCAATTTCGCCATCCAATCATTATTATTGGCAATAAGAGTTCCAAAAAAACTTTCACAGATAACATAGCCAAAGCAGAATTAGATGCATCTAGATTCACTTTTTACACCTACGCCAAAATAAAAAAAATATTGGAGTCAAACGTTGGCATATTTAAGAATACGTCCGTTATCGTGGACGAGGCGCATAATTTACGTAGTGAGAACATGTATAATTTGTATATTAGTAGTGCCCTCACATTGGCCTCGAAAGTG